GGGGCCGCCGAAAACCTTGATCGGGTTCTCCCCCTGGGGGGTCAGACACGCCGAACGAAGTAGCCGACGACGATAAGAATCGTGACGACGATAAGCACTCCGCCGATGTCCACGACGCCTCCTTCATGCCACGCGGGCGATGTAGTCGAGGTCGAACGTCTTGTGGCACGGCACGCATCGGGGATCGCAATAGGACGAGTCGAGGCTGTAGGCCATGCCGTCTTGGATGAGCTCGTTGGGGTCGGCGTGACCGTAGGACCATTGCCGCGCTCGTCTACCGCAGTCGATGCAAGAATGTTGACTTGCTGGACCACGGTCGTGCCTGACTCGTTGGTGCGCGGCGGTGTACCTGATTTGGTCCCGGCGTCGGTGTGACCGTTTGCCACAACTCTGCGCGGTTCCTCTATTCAGGTCGCCGATGCGCACGACGGTTTCGTCGCCGCAATCGCAGACGCAGCGCCAGCGGTTGCCCACTCGCTCGATCACGGAAAGCATCCCGAATCGCTGCCCAGTGATGTCGTTGTACCAATACGCCTTGACCCGGGCGTATGGCCCTCGTGTCGGGACGTGCAACGGATCGCCGTATCGCCACTTTCGCATGTAGTGCCCGCCGCAATATCCGGCACGGTATGTCGCCTGCGTGCAGTCGGGGATGGCACAGATAGCGTCTGTCATGTTCAGCCTCTTATCCAGGTTGGGCCACGCCCCGGGAGTGTTGACGCACTCGCCGGGGTTCTTGCATTTCTTCTAATCGAGCGCGCCGGACCGTCGGATGATCGGCGCGTATGGCTTGTCGCTCTTGGCGAGGTTGCACCGCAGACAGGCCGGAGCCAAGTTGCTCACGTCGTCGGTGCCGCCGCGTGCGATGGGCACGATGTGGTCGATGCTGTCGGCGCCGGGTTGTCCGCAGATCCAGCAGATGTCTGATGCGTTGAGGATGCGGGCGCGGAGGGTGCGCCATTGGCGGCCGCGGACGGGGCGTGGCATCAGAACGCGATGTCGAAACGGACTGCCGAGGTCGTACCGCCGGTGGCTGGGTGCGTTGTGGGCCAGGAGTTCGAACCGAGGGTCTGTGCGCCTACATACCAGCTAGCGGCGGCGCTGCTGCTCGAAGGGGCCGCGGAAAGCGGTATCCCACCGCCGCCGTTGATGCAGCGGAGGGCTGGACTGCCTGCACCGTTGATCGACGCGACCAGGCAGTAGGCGCCTGCGGGGATGGCCCCGCCGGGGGCCACTGTCTTGGTGCCTGTTGTGCTGACGTCGACGCTGCCTAAGTCGCGGACCAGTGTTGTGGGGTAGGCGGTGTCGGGGTCGGCGTTGTACAACGCCAGGCGCAAGGCGGTGCTCGCGGCAGCGGTGGACACGTTCACACCGATGGACGCGGGTGTAACGCTTCCCTTGAAGTAGACGGGAGTGGTTCTGAATTCGCCTGAGCCCATTGTGACGGTGGCGGCGGTTCCTTGTCCGGGTGCGATGTACCAGGCGCTGGTCCGTGGCACGGAGGGGATGACGGTGAACCCGGGTCCGATGGATGATCCACCGGAGCCGCTGGGTCCGACCAGGGATCGTCCTCCGGGCCATGCCCCGGCGGCTTTGGGTCCGTAGATGATGCCGGCGGCGGTGTCCATGGCATATTCGCCGTCGCGGCCGAGGGCGTTGTTCGGGGCGCCGGTAGTGGCGAGGACTGAGAGGCCGTCAGCTCCGGGTTGCCCGGGGGCTCCGTCTTGCCCTTGCAGGGACGCGAGCCATGCGGCTTGGGTTCCTGCGTAGCCGTTGGCGACGGCGACTTGGTAGGCGCTTGCGCCGTCTTGGCCGTTCTGACCGGGGGCGCCGTTCTGCCCGTCGGTGCCGTCTTGGCCGGGTTCGCCGGCGGGGCCGCGGAGGGACAAGAGCCATGCGGCTTCGGTGCCGCTGAATCCGTGGGTGACGGCGATGTCGTAGGCGGAGGCTCCTGCGGGTCCTTGTTCGCCTGTTCCGCCGGTGCCACCGCCGCCGGTGCCGTCGGCGCCTGGGGGGCCGACGAGGCTGTCGAGCCATTGACTGAGGGTGCCGGTGAATCCTTGCTGTACGGCGAGGTCGTAGGCGGACGCTCCGGGCTGTCCTGGGGTGCCTGGGGCTCCGTTGGTGCCGTTGGTGCCGGGTTGGCCGGGTTCCCCGCGGAGGCTGGCGAGCCATGCGGTGACGGTGCCGTTGTAGCCGTTGTCGACGGCGAGCTGGTAGGCGGAGCGGCCGGGTTGGCCGTCCTGCCCGGGTTCACCGCGGAGGCTGTTGAGCCAGTCGGTGACGGTGCCGCTGTAACCGGCGTCGACGGCGATGGCGTACGCGGATCGGCCTGGGGTACCGGGTTCGCCTTGGGGGCCGTTGCGGAGGGAGTTGAGCCACTCGGCTTCGGTGCCGTCGAACCCGTTGGTGACGGCTAGGTCGTAGGCGCTGGGTCCTGGGCCGCCGGGTGGCCCAGGGCGGCCACCGCCGGAGACAACGCGGACGACCCGTTCGCCGGTGCTTTTCACGACGACTGTGGCGCTAGGCAAGGGTGGTCACCGCCCGGTGGATTGTGACGTTGCCGTGGAGCATCTGTTCGTCGGCGATGCTGTCGGAGGCGTGGACGAGGTAGAGGTCCCACACGCCGGCGCGGTCGAGGGTCCGGGTGATGTTGCCGGGGATGCTGAGGACGAGTGCTTGTCCGGTGGTTGTGGTTCCGTCGTCGAGTTCGTCGTCGACGTCGTGGGTGATGGTGATGTGGGGGGTGAGGTCGAGGAGGGCGGTGCCGCCGGGGCGTGGGCGGATCTGGGCGCGGGCGGTGTACCCGGTGAAGGTGCGCCGTTGCCCGTCTTCGCCGTAGAGGAAGAACGTTTCGACTTTGCCGGCGCCTTGGGTGATGTGGAGGTGGAACGGGGCGCCGTCGGCCACTGCGTCTCCCCTAGTCGTCGTCGGCGAGTTCGCCGACGGGTTGGTCGACGTCTTCTAGCCGGGTCATGGTGAGTTCGGTTTCCATGCCGTCGAGGGCGAGGCCGAAGGCGGTGCGGGAGAAGTGTTCGGCAACGCGGAGGGCGGCTGCGACGTCGGTGGTGGTGACGGTGAGGGTGAGTTCGAGGGCGGCGGGTTCGTGGTCGGTCACCGTGCCCCCGCGGGCACGTCGCGTAGCGCGGGTGGGACTCGAACCCACGACCCTCGGCTTATGAAACCGAGATGCTGCCAACTGCACCACCGCGCTGGGTGGGTCACCGTGCCCCCGCGGGCACGTGGCTGATGACGTTCGCGGGGGTCACGGTGGCCGTTGCGGGTGGGTTAGGCCTGGCCGTTGACGCTCGTGGCGTCGTCGTCGGTGCCGGTGTCGCCACCCTCGTCGGTGGTGTCGTCGAGTCCTTGGGCGACGGCTTCGCCGGTGGTGTTGACGTCGGCCTGGTCGGCTTCGCCGGGGATGTCGAGGTTGTTGTTGGGCTGCTCGCTCATGGGTTGCCTCCCTGGCGTGGGCATGAAAAAACCCGCCGCGTGGTGGCGGCGGGTGAGTGATGCGGACATAGTCCGGGGGCTTACATCACAAAGGATGCACTAACGGTGTTGCGGGGTCAACGATGGGGGGGTGTGTCTCAGGACGCCAACATTCCCTTGGCGTCTAGTCGGCTCAGTTGGCGTGCCTTGCGCTTGGCGGCCCACTGGGCACCGACACGGGTGAAGCGTGACCCGGTCCAGTACGGGTCACGTGCACCTGGGACCCGCACCTGGGCGAACCACCCCTCTTTGGTGTACCTGACCTCGGGCACAAACGCGCGGGCTCCGCTCATGGTGCCCATTCTTGTTGGTAGTCGGGGTGGTCGGCGTAGACGGCGGCGAGGAAAAGCACTACCTGGCCTAAGCCATCTACAGCACCGCCGTAGGCCTCGTGGTACTCCTCGAGGGTGCGTCGCTTGGCGCGGCATTCGGCGAGGAGACGGGCGGGGGTGGCGAGGACTGTTCCTACGTCGTCGAAGCCGAGGCCGTTGACGTCACCTTCGTAGTCGCGACCGTGTCGCTCCCGGCCGACCTCTCGAACGGTCACGGCCATCTCTTCGTCTTCGGCGATGCGGGCGTAGAGGAACTCGGTCAGGGTCACACGCTGGATCTTAGGCCGCTCGTCGTTTCTGTACGGCTGCGCTGAGGTTGACGAGTTCGGTGAGGTCGACGAGGAGTGCGCGGGTGCGGACGTCGCAGGCGGTGTGGGTGAGCCGGCCGGTGTAGATCCAGCGGCGGATGAGTTGTGGGTGGCGGCGGGTGATGTATGCGGCGGCGGTGATGGGGCGCAGGGGCATGTGCTGATTGTTCCCTTCAGTAGGGCATCGACAACGCCGCGTGCCCGTGGCACAAGGCGTGCCCCGTGCAGTGCGGGAGACCGTGGGCGGTGCAGTCGGCGCAGAACGGGTACCACCGCCAGTGGGGGGCCGGGTCGGCGCACATGACCGCCTGGGGGCCGAGGAGTTTTTCACAAGGCCGCATTGGTCACCGCCGCCAGGAGATACGCGCCGATGTGTTCGGTGTAGGCGGGTGGGATGGCTTGGGACAGTTCGGCGCGGCTCATCCAGTCGATGCCCATCGCCGTCTTGGCCTCGTCAGGTTGGAATTTGTAGCCGCGGGTCATCTGCCCGGCGCCACCGGTGCCGTACACCCCGCCGACCGGTCGGCCGGTGCACCCGTCGGGTGGGGTCGTCACGGGAAACGTCGCCTCAAACAGGCGGTGCCGGCGCAGGACCCGCCCGGCGGCGCGCAGCCCGAACATCGACCCGCACAGCATGACGGGGTTGATGAGGGGCGCGCCGACGACGTTTTCGATGACGTACGGCTTCCCGGTTGCCTGGAGTGCGGCTCGGGTGGCGTCGACGAGGTCGACGTACTCGCCGCCGGTGCGGTGCCTGAGCGTCGAGTACGCCTGGCATGGAGGTGAGGCGTGGATGGCGTCGAACTCCGCCCCGTGCGCGGCGAGGTAGTCGAGGGCGTCGGCCTGGTGGAAGGTGTGCGGGTAGCGGGGCATGGGTGCGAGGTCGACGCCGGTGACGGTGAATCCGGCGGCGGCGTACCCGGCTGATGCTCCGCCGGCGCCGCTGAACAGGTCGAGCAGCCTGATCACAGGTCACCCGCCCCGGCGTCTTGTTCGTCGGTGCGGCAGGCGAATGGTGAGCAGCCGGTGATGTTGAAGTCGTCGTCTTCGTCGGCGAGGACGTCGAGCAGGTCAACTTCCGCGACCAGCAGCCCGCCGAATGGGCCCAGGCAGTCGCATTCGACGAAGCGATACGCCACAACCGCCCAGGGGTGCAGCAGTACGTCCACCGATCCCTCAAGCCGCTCGCAGAGGCGCACATCGACCGGGCCACCCGCGCCGAATACCAAGACCGGCAAATATAGCGCCATTGCCTGTTGCGGTGGAACGGGCACGCGACGCACGCGCTCTTCGGTGTGGCGCCCCAACCGGTCCGGTCGAGGTAACGGACGCAGTCTTTGCGGGTCCACCCGAGTTCGAGTAGTGGGAACACGTTGCGGGTGTAGTTGACGTCGGACTCCTTGGCGCGGTCGGCCTCGTCGGCGCTGATCCCGATGGCCTGCTCGGCGTACACACCGCGCGGTACGGGTGTGGGGTGGGGGTAGCCGAGGAATTCCCGCACCTTCGTCTTAAGGGGGCGCAGCTTGAACTGGTGGGTGCATTGCCGACGGCCCATCCCGCTGGTGCCGTCGGCGTTTTTCACGTACAGCGGAATGGAGGTAAATCGACCCGCGGGGGCGTCGTCGCGGAGGTTGCCTTGGGAGACGCGGTGGATGGGGATGCGGACGGCTTGTTCGAGCCGGGTGAGGTGGTTGTAGACCTCTTGGGGTTCCCAGCCGGTGTCGGCGAATATCGCGGCGTCGTAGCGGCCGATGCGGCCTTCGTCGGCGAGGAGGAGGAGGGTGGTGGATTGGACGCCTGCGCCGAGGCTGAGGAGTCGGAGGGTCGGCCGGTCGGTCACGCGACGTCCCCCACGGTCTGCTCGTCGACCAGCAACAGGTGCCACGTCTCACGGGCCCACCGCGGCCTTCTCCCGCCTTCATCGACGCAGCCGTGGGTGGCGCAGGTGACGTCGCTGGAGGCGTCTGAGCGGACGCGGAGCGGCCCGCCGCAGTACCGGCAGGCGACGTCCCTGAGCGTCGCCAGGGGCGCCTCGTAGGCGAGCGCTTCCCGGCACGCGGCGACGTACAGGCCGGTGACCCGGGCGACCTCAACGCGGTGGTCCTCGCCCAGGGCGTGGGCGAGTCCGCGGATGTCGTGGAGGGCGGTGGTCAGCCCGACGCGGGTACGTGGGGTATCCGGTGTCTGTCGGCCGGCGGCGCGGCGCAGGTACCTGCGCAGCTCCCACACCCCAGGGGTGTAGTCATGCCGGGTGGCCCACCCGTTCACGACCCGGTCGAACGCGGCGGTGGCGGGGGCGTACGACGGTGGGCGGCTGCGTGGCTTCCCCCGCGACGTCGGCTCGGCGCCGGCGACCGCACCAGGGGGCATCGCCTCGATCAGCGCCAAGAGCAGCGGAGGTTGGCGTACGGCGTGCCGGCCGTGTTCGGGTGAGCGGCGGTGAATCCCATCTGCTCCCGTGCCGGGCTGGCGGGTGTATTCGACGGACGTGGTTTGCGCGCGGGTGAGCTGGTCGACATTGTCCGCGATTTGCTGGAGGACGTCTTTCACAGGAGGTCGCCTTTCACCTTCACCGTTTCGACCGGGCGGTATTCGCCATCGTCCCAGTCCTCGAAGTCCATTTCGCAGTACAGGCACGGTTCAGCACGGCGGTCGGTCATCGTTTTTCCTCCTCGGTGGCAGCGGGTCGGATGCGAATACGTGCAGCGGCGATGAGTGGCACGCGTGTTCGGCGAGGACAACCGCTGAGTGCGCCGGCCGGGATTTGATGCCGTGTTTGTCGCGGCGCCACAGTGCGGGGGGTTTCCCGTCGAGGTCGTAGGTGCTCAGCCCGGTGGTGAGGGCTTGCAGTTCCCCGAGGGGGGTGATGCGGTGCGGGTCGGCCCGGGCTTCGAAGGCGCACATGTCGGCGTCGAGTCCGCGCAGGATCGGGGTGGAGCAGTGCCGACACGAGCTCCAGGTGGCGCGTCGGGTGAGCCCGCGGGGGTCGACTCCGGTGCGGGTGGCGATGGCGTCGAGGACGCGGGCGGGGAGGGTCATCCGAGGATCTGTCCGGTGTGCCGGTCGACGAGCTGTCCCTCGACGTAGTCGAGATCGCCGGGCGGGGGTGTGCCGTGCCGTGCCCCCCCATAGGGAGGGGGGCACGGCGGCACGGTCACATCCCCCCCTGCACCACCTTGCCGCGGCAAGGTTCCGGCAAGGTCCGGCACGCCCGGCAAGGTCCGCCCAAACAGGCCTTCGAGATGCTCGGCGATAGACCAGCGCCGCACCAGCCGGTGCGCCATCCCGACCCCACTCGGGGCGGTCTCGCGAGCGACGAATCCGGCGTCAACCAGCTGGTCCAAGGCCTCGTCGACGTCCTCGTTCGTTCCTTTCACGGCCTTCCGGCTGGCCCCGCGACCTGTCTTCTCTGGCCTGCCGGCAAGCCAAGTGCAGAGGTCCTCCATGTGCTGCATCAGCGCCAGCCGCTCCCGCTGCGTGGGCGTGATGTTCTCGGCCGGGTTGATGCGAACCGAAACAGCGCCGGACTCGGAGTTCGATTCGAGAATGGCCAGACCGGCATGCCTTGCGTCCACAGAGATGGCACGGACATGCCCAGGTCGGTCCTTGTCGACCGTTAACTTCAAACGACCACTCATGCCACGCCCGAAAGGTGTGATGACGTCCACGAGTAACGCACAGCCGGTCGTCATGGCACGTTTCGCCTGAGCGCCGATGCCGCCTTTTCCGCGGCTTTCTTTGGCCTTCGGAACGTGGTCGACGTAGACGACGGCCGCCCCGGATTCAGATAGTGGCCGGAGCAGCATTTGTGCGAACTTGGTGGCGTCGCCGTTGTCGTTGATGTCGAGGCCGAGGAGGGTCATGGCGGCGTTGAACCCGTCGAGCACGATGAGGTCAGGCCGGGTCGTGGTGATGGTGTCGCGCAGATCGCTGGTGGCGGCGGCGTGGAGGGTTTCCTCTGGGCCGATGTAGTGGAGGTTCGCCAGCTGGGCGTCGGTGACACCGAGCGCGCGGAGCCGGCCGACAATGCCTGCGGGGGTGTCTTCGAAGTCGAGGTAGACCACGGCCCGCCCGGCGGCGAGAGTCTGGGCGACATCGAGGAGGACGACCCAAGTCTTCCCACTCTCGGACTCACCGATCAGGCCGTTGACCTTGCCGCGGTAGAACAGGGCGGCGCCGTCGGTACGCTGCAGGTGGTCGGGTTCCGGCTCGGTGATGTGGCCGCTGATGACACCGGTCAGGTTCTTCGGCCACCACGTCGTCCGCTCTTCCTCGGGGTCGGGGGCCGAGTCGAGAGCCGGGTTGAGCGCGTTGGCGCCGTCAGTGGGCGGCGGCGACGTGAGGGTCAAGGCCGTGATCTGCCCGGCGCAGTCGCAGCTGTCGAGATGGGACGGGTCGGCGGTGACCAGGTTCACGGCTGACCCGACGATGCTGTTCCACTCCCTCGCGGCCTCGGCCGGGCTGCGGCGGTACTCTCCCCGCGGCTGGCGGGCGGCGCTGGTCGCTTCTTTGGTGAAAGTGCTGTGCAGGGTGGCGATGGCGGGCAGCACCCCAGGGTGGCCTTCATCGGCGAGTCGGATGACCCGCAGTGCGCCGTCGCGGGCGCCGTTGTGTGCGCTGCTAGTGGCGATGTCGCGGGTGGCCTGGTCGATGGCGGCCTGCATTCGCCGGCACGGTTGCTCGAGGCTGCCTGGTCGAGCCACGAGGTACTGCTGCGCCTGCCCGGTGGTCAGGTCGTTACGTGCAACCTCGCGTGCGAGCTGCCCACCGGTCAGACCGGCCACCCAGGCGTCAGGAAGCAGGGGGAGGGCGTCGAAATCGGGGATGGTGGTGGAGGTGACCCCATCTGGACTGATCCACCGGTAGGTGCGTCCTTCGGGGTGGACCGACGGTGGGGCGACGGCGTACCGGTGTCCGTGTTGGATGAGCTCAGTGCCGGGGCCGAGCTCGCCGGGCCACTCGAGGCCTTCGGGGATCCGGTAGATGCGGATGCCGCTGATGCCGTCGTCGCGACTGGTGGTGCGCCAGGTCGGCGGGAGCGGCCCCCACCGTTGTTCAGCTTCAGTAAGGGTGGCTGCGCCTCTCTTCTGGCCGTAGTCGTCTACGTCGACTCCGAGGCCGTTGCGTGGCATGCGCAGGGCGACGTTCCCGGCGCCTTCTGGGCCGTTGGCCCAGGTGTAGATGTCGGGGTAGCTGGTGTCGGCACCGTTGCGGCCGGTGTACCCGTCGGGTGGGTTCGCCTTCCGCTGATATGGCAGAGGGAGAACTCCGCGCCAACCGGCGCTCCAGTACTGCTCGGCCGCTTGCGCGTAAGGGCCGGTCACACCGCACCGACCGGCGGCAGAGGCGTCACGGTGACGAAGCGACCGCCGTCGACGAGGCGGGCACAGGGCAGGCAAACCCGAAAAGCACGCTGACCATCGCCGAAGTCGACCTCGTGCGTTGCCGCCCCGGGTCGGCTGCAGGCTTCGCAGCGCCGGGGGTTCATGCCGTCACCACCGCGACGAGCTGACGTGACCGCACCCTCGTGGTGGCCCTGCTGCCCTCGACGCGGATGAGTCCGCAGCGGAACTTGCCGTTGCGCCACAGTCCGACGACCCGTAGCGGCGAGCGCCACAAGCGAACCGCCACGGAGTCGACGACCATGCTCGGATTGCCGTACTGGTCGAGCGACGTTCCCCGGGCGAATGTCGTGGAGACTCGCCACCCGTTTGCCTCCGCCTCCGTGGCGAGGGATTGAGCGGTCTTCGGCGTCTCTTCCAGGCGCGCGGGGCGGCACGGTACTTCCGGGGCGGGGTGGAGCTGAAGCATGTGAACGACTCCCTGAGCCGAAGGACGGATGACGGCATGCGCTGGGTCGGGAGTGGGTTCGGTTGGGTTGGGCTGGAAACGGAGAAGAGGGCGGCCCGGCTGCTGCTGCAGCCGGGCCGCCGAGGGGGCTCAGGCGAAGCCGAGAGCGGCGCGCTGCTCCGGTGTCATGTTCTGTAGTGCGGCGGCTACCGCTGCCGGATCGGGCTGCACGGCGGCCGGTGTTGTAGGCGCCGACGCCGGTGGCTCAGTTGTCGCAGGTGCTGCGCCACCGTTCCCGCCGCCGGGCTTCACGTCGAGCGAGAAGTGCTTGAGCGTCTTCCCGCCGGCGCGCTTCTCGACGTCGGTGAGCCGGATAGTGATGTGATCTCCGGCCTCGGGGCGCTTCTCGCCGAGCAGCGCCTTGAGGCGGACTTGACCGGCTGTGAGCGTCTTTTCCTCACCGTCGTCGGTGACGAGGAACACTTGCGGGCAGACGCTGCCGTCTTCCCAACGGTGCTTACGGATGGCGCTGACGGTGCCGGCGACGCTGTCGCCGACGGCTTCAAGCTTGACGAACTCACCGCTCGCGCGGAGTTCGGGGTCGTCCCAAACGGTTGTCATGGAGTTCCTGTTCTGTAGTCGATTGATCACAGTGGGTAGTCGTGCTTAGGCATGGTTGGGTCGGGTTGGGTTGGGTCAGGCGACGGCGTTCAGTGCCGCCGCCGGCTCGCGGTGACCGGGACACGCCTCGGTCAGATCAGTGGCCGCCGGCAGATGCCACGGGCAGTACGAACACCAGGCGTCGGCGGTGGGCAGCGCGGCCGCCGCGTGTGACCCGCCTTGGCCGACAAGCCGGGCGACGAGCGTCGCCCGGTCGATCGCAGCCGTGGCGACGTCCGGGGCATACGGTTCGTGCCAGAACACCGCGTCGGTCAACTCGCCCGCTGACGGAAGGAACACCAAGGCGACGCGCCGCACCGGCATCCCCCGGCGCTCCCACCCGAGGGCGTAGGTGTGGGCTTGGATGCGGTACTGCTCCCCCGGCCCGTCCTTGCGGTACTTCTTCAGTGCGGTAGCACCAACGACCTTCCAGTCCACCACGGTGTCGGTGACCCGGCAGTAGAGGTCGCACGACCCGTCGAGCACCTGGTCGCCGACCATCCCGGCGTTCACCTTGAACTCCACCAGCCACCGGGCGGGGTCGTGCCGGGCGTTGTCTTGGATGAACTTGTCGGCGAGCCACTCATGCACGGCGGTACCCACGGTCGGCCGCCACGCTGGGCCACGCTCGTTGACCTCGGGCGTGCCGGCCAGCTTGTGCGCCAGTCGGCGGGTGCAGGGTGTGCCGATCTCGGAGGGGCCGATGCGGGTCTGCTGAGACCGTGGGTGCCCGGCGATGGCGCCGATGATGACGTGCTGCAGCTCACCGAACAGCCGGTCGGGGTCGGCGTGCTGCTCGGCGATCGGTGGCAGGCCGGATAGGTCGGCGTAGAAGCTCACTGGTCACCGCCGAGGATCCAGAACCGCTGGTAGGCGGCGGCTCGGGCGAGCACCTGAGGGTCGCGGTCGCCGTACTTGGCGGCGTTCCACGCGGGTTCGCATGAGCGCAGCCACGCGGCGAACATGATGGGTGTCATCGCCGCTCCTCCTCTTCTTCTTGGTGGGTGAGCCAGTCGTCTTCGGCGAGTTCGCGAGTAGTGGGGAGGTCGTCGGGGTGGTGGAGGGCACCGGCGACGACGACCCACTCGTCGTAGGGGTTCACAAGACGCCCTGCATCGGGAGGAACCCGATGACTGCGGAACCGAAGCCGAAGAACCCGGTGAGTGCCGCGGTCTCCTCGAATCGGCCGTCGCCGGTCCAGATGGCCAGCAGGGCACAGGCGAAGCACGTCAGCAGGAGCAGGACACCGAAGGCGCCGAGGACGAGGCCGGCGCGGCGGCGGGCTCTATCAGTCGAAGTCATGGGGCCAGTCCGTTTCCATGTGGGCGGGGCAGTGGGGGTCACCCGAGTCGCACGGTTCCCCGCAGATCTCTGCGGGTTCGGGGTCGACCCAGCGGCGTTCCGCGTAGACCTGCATCGGGCAGGGCGTCGGTTCGTTCATGCGATTCCCACCGGGGCCGGGCGGCCGACGCGCTGGTAGACGCGGGCGATGGTGCGGCCGGAGACACCGACGCGGCGGGGGATGTCGTGGATCGGGGAGCCGGTCTCGAGGAGCCAGTCGACGTCCTCGATGAGGTACCGGTACCGCTGTTCGCGGCTGACCTTGGAGTCCTCGACCACCGCAGACGGTGTCTGGACGTGGTTGCGCAGCCATGCGTACGCCTCCGTCTTGAGTTGGGACACCCGCGACTGGGACAGCCCGAGCTCGCCCGCGAGGAGCTCGATGGGTTCCTCGCGGAGGCAGATTCGTTCGACGACCACGCGCAACCTGTCGGGTAGTTGCTCGACGGCGGCGAGCAGTTCCGCGTCCCGCTCAGCGTTGAGGAGTAGCTGCTCCGGCCCCGGCCGGGCATCAACGATGGTCTCCGTGAGTGCGTACCCGTCCTCGGATTCCACGTCGAGCCGCAGTGGTGCTACTAGCGCGCCGCTCGGCTCGGGGACCGTGCCGTCTTTGATGCGCCGCCGGTCCCCGCGGCTGAGCCAGTCCTGAGAGCGGAGCTCATCGAGGATCGCGCCCTGGACGCGGCGCTTGGCGTACGCGCCAAACGGCACTCCGCGGGCGGGTTCGAACCGGCGGGCACAGTTGATGAGGGCGGCCACACCGACGGAGATGAGGTCTTCCTTGTCGACGTGGCGCGGCAGCCGCTTGAGTGTGATGGTCACTTCGCGGTCGACCATGCCCAGGTGCTCACGGATGAGCGCCTCTTCACCGAGGGCCGCGGCGGGCGCTTCGGTGGTGAGATGTGCGGGGTTGATGCAGTCGTGGCTGCGGCAGGTGGAGTGGGCCGGTGCAGTCCCTGCGGCGAGCTGCTGCAGGTCGATCTGCCGCCCCTGGTGGGTGAGGACTGGCCGGCCTCGCTGGTCGCGTGGCCCGGCCCACTCCCAGCACAGGTCGGGTCCGAGCCTCTTCGCGCTCACTTCCCATGGCATGGCGATGCTCACTGGTGCACCATCCTTCGGTCGGCGGTTCCGGATGGGCTGCTGATGCACCCCTGGTCCCCACCGGGCCATCGCCAGCGATGTTCGACTTCCGAGGTCCAGCATGAGTTCCGCGAGGCCCGGTGGCCCAGGACACCCAGACCGGCTACAGGGCTGTGCGCCGGAGAGCGCCGATCAGTGAGCGACCGGCTGCGGGGTCCCGGGACCACCGGGTGGCTTCCCACTGCTGCCACAGTCAGGAAACCAACATGAGTGTTCCCCTCCAGGACACTGCGCGTGTCTGCGCGGGTGTCGATTGGGCCAAAGACGACCACGCGGTCTGCATCGTCGACACCGATGGCGAGGTGTTGGACCGCTTCACCGTTGACCACAGCGCAGCCGGTTTGAAACGGCTCGTTCATCGGCTGCTGGCCGCTGGTGTGAGCGAGGTCGGCATCGAACGCGGGGACGGCCCGGTCGTCGAGGCGTTGCTGGCCGCCGAACTGATGGTGTTCGTGATCGCCCCGAACCAGTTGAAGAATCTGCGTTCCCGGTACGGGGCGGCCGGCAACAAAGACGACCGGTACGACGCCTACGTCCTCGCCGATGTCGTGCGCACCGACCGGCGTCGCCTGACCGCGCTCACCCGCTCGACCCCGGCCACCATCGCGTTGCGCACGAGCGTGCGTGCCCGCCGCGACCTGGTCGAACACCGGGTCGCCGCAGCCAACCAGCTGCGCGCCCACCTGCAAATCGTCTTCCCCGGTGCCGTGGGACTGTTCGCAGCTATCGACTCCGCAGTCAGCCTGGCGTTCCTGGAACGGTTTCCCACCCAGACCAAAGCCGACTGGCTCACTCCCGCCCGCCTGGGCACTTGGCTGGGCAAGGTCGGCTACTCCGGCCACGTCGCACCCGAGGTACTGCAGCAACGGCTGACCGCTGCCCCACGAGGCACCACCAACACCGACGCCGACGCTCACGCCGCGGTGACTCTGGCGTTCATCGCCGTGCTGCGCAGCCTCAACACCCAGATCGCCGCTCTCGCCGAGTCCATCGCCGAGCAACTCCAGGTCCATCCCGACGCGCACATCGTGACCTCGCTGCCCCGAGCGGGCACCCTGCGTGCCGCCCGGCTGCTCGCCGAAATCGGTGACGCCCGCGGACGATTCCCCACCGCCGACTCCCTCGCCTGCCTGGCCGGCGTCGCGCCCTCGACCCGACAATCCGGCAAGACGAAAGCCGTCACCTTCCGATGGTCGGCGGACAAAGAACTCCGCGACGCCGTATGTGACTTCGCCGGAGACTGCCGACGAGCCAATCCCTGGGCTGAAGACCTCTACCAACGAGCTCGCGCCCGTGGCCACGACCATCCCCACGCCGTGCGCATCCTCGGCCGAGCCTGGGCAGACATCATCTGGAGATGCTGGCAAGACCGCGTCGCCTACAACCCCGACCGGCACAACGCTCTCCAACGCGTCCTCAGCAACCACGCCGCGAAAGCCGCCTGACACGGGGGACGTTGACACAGGGCAACTCATGACCCACCGCCGAGGGTGTGAATGGCGATGACTGCTCCGGGTTCGGCGAGCCGGCCGCCGGGGCGGGGGTATGTCTTGCCAGCGGTGACGGAGACGACTTGGACGTCGTCGTGCCAGATGCCGGCGTCGCTGAGTGCGTCGAAGATGGCGCGGGTGTACTTGTCGACGTCTCCACTGCCTCGGCTGGTTGGTAGGTCGGGGGCGTTGTCGCGGAGCAGGTGGGCGTTCCGCCCGGTTCGGTAGTGGTACTTCGGACGGGGCAGGATCACGTCCAGGCCGACGGCAAGCGGGCCGGTGAGCGGGGGCGCCGGCTTCACCAACGCCCGAGCCTGCGCGGTGACAGCTGCCCGCCACGGGTGCAGCGTCTTCGCGTTGTCGTCGTACATGCCGTACCGGGTGCGGGTCTTCGACCCCTGCGGTGCCGGCGTGCCCTTGATGACGAGGAACAGGTGCTCACTCACTCCGCCACCACCTCGATGTGGTGGCGGGGCCAGGCCATGTCGCCGTGGCGGTACAGGTCGCCTTTCCACCACGACCACACCCGGCCCTCGGCGTCGGTGACGTCGGGATGCCCATCGGGACGACCGGCGTCGTCCGCGGTCCATGCCTCTTCGCGGATCCCCCGGCGGACGAGGGCGGTGTCCATGAACGGGTCGCCGCTGAACACTTCCCGCAGCACGTCGGCGCGGTGCTGGGCGAGGATGCCGGGCAGGGCCCGTTGGAGGCTCCGGTGCATGTGCTCTCGCCAGCTGACGGCTTCACCGGTGACCTCAGCCGCCAGCGACACGGCCTCGTCGGTGATGTACCGGTCGACGTTCACTCGCCCACCGCCTTCACGACGTGGTCGCGGAGGAGCCCAGCGCCGTCGAGCATGCGCGCGAGGTGCTCAGAATGAGAGTCGCCTAGGCGTAGTTGCCCGCACATGCAGTTGCCCGAGATCCCCTCCATGCGCTGGTGCATCCTGAGGACGGCGGCCGCGGCCCTCACGGTGTCGTGGGTCATCCGTCCACCGCCGGGTCGTCGACGTGGATGACGTCCCAGGAGTGGCCGCACCGGTCGCAGTAGAAGCGAAGCGGGTCGCGGGGGTTCGACGTGTGCAGGACGGGGGTGTAGTCGTGCCCGTAGTCGAGGCAGGCCCGTTCGTTGAGTTCCCGGAGGACGTCTTTCTTGTGCTGGGCGAGGATGGCGGGGAGGAGCAGTCGTAGGACGTCTGCCGCTTGGGCGGGCGAGCCGGGTTGATACGGCGACGCTTGAAGGGCAGCACGAACGGCATTGCCACTGATGTAGGCGTCGACGTTCACCACAGCGTCACCTCGATCATCTTGGCGACGGTGATGGTGATCGCGGAGCCGAGGAGTGCGGCGGCGACGAGGTCAGCGAACGTGGATGGGCGGTCCCACCTGCCCCGCCTCACGACATCACCTCACCGAGGTACCCCCGCGCCACCGCGAGGGCGGACCGGTACACGTGCTCGAGGTCGATGGACTGGTGCGTCGTTGCTGCGTCGTCGGCCTCTTCATCGAGCCAGTCGGCGACGGCGAGGGCGACGCCCGGGTGCCACGACGCGACGTGCTGCACGCAGGCAGGGCACGGGACCTCGGCAACGACGAGGCGGTCAGCGACAACGTCGTAACCGTGTGGCCGGTGTTCTGCCGGGTGAATCACCCACGGGGGACCCTCGGCGGCGTGTGCCCGTCCCCGCATGAGCCGCGCCGCCGACCGGAGCGTGTCCGCCGGCGTCATCGGTCACGCCAAGCGTCGATTGCCGCTCCGATGAACCCGGCAGTAACGACCGCCAGCAGGAGCAGCGAAAGGAGAGCGAAGTAGTCGTCGGTATTCACGACTGCCCCCGCAGGATCAGGTCAGCGAACGCAAGCGCGGCTGCGGATGGAGCCCAGCCAGCCAGTTCGGAATCGTCGAGCTGCCCCATGTCGGCGGCATCGGCATCACCCCGTAGCCATGCGGCGAGCGCGGGTGCGGTGTCGGGGCCGACCAGCGCGATCCACGCGGCGTCAGCGCCAGGTAGCGGGCAGTGCCGCTGCGTCAGTTGTCCCTCGATCTGGTTGTACCAGCGTTGCGGCACCTCAACCTCGGCGGCGGTGCGTTCGATCAGGTCGGCGGCGGCGCGAAGCCGATCAGCGGGGGTCACTGTTGGACCTCGACATGCGCGTCGACATGTCGCCAGAGCGGAGAGAGGTCCACGATCGACGTTGCGACGAGGTACGGCTCGCCGTGCTTCGGATCGTTCGGACCGATCACGGTCATCGGCATCTCGATCGTCTTCCCGCACAGCGGGCAGTCCGGCACGTCGACGGCTGCGCTCACCTGGTGCCCCCTTCGGGGCCGGTGAACAGCCGCGTCACTGCGGCGGTGGTGGTGTCGCGGCGGATGTGGCGGGCGGTGTCGCGGCGGTCCTGCGCCCGCATCTGCCACAACAACAACGCGACGGTCTGCACGGCGACGGTGATGACAACCCCGGCGAGGATCCCGAGGACCGTGGTCATGCGGCGGCGTCCTTGTTCGCCTTCGCCATGTTCATCCGCGCGGCGTGCGCCCGTTTCGCGGCGGCGACAAGTGGTGCTGCTTCAGCCTCGGTGAGGAGGTGGTCAGGGTCGACCTGGTCGCGGAAACGCTTCTCGATGGCGGCGCTGATAGCCGCGGACTGGTCTTCCCGGGCAAACGGGCGGGACCACCGGGAGTTCGCTGCAATCTTCGCCCGCTGCTTCCGCTGTTCCGGAGTCATGAGTGGACGTCCTGCAGCTCGATCTGCTCGACGTCGAGTGGTGTGACGGCGAGGGCGTGTGCCCAGGCGACCATGAGCGGCCGCGCGGCACGACGCCGCCCCAGCTCGACGTTGCTCAAGGTGTCGGGGTGGACGTCCACACCGAACGACTTGATGCGCTCAGCAAGATCGCTGAGCGTGAGGCCGTGGGCCTTTCGGAGTTCTCTGATGGAGACCTTTGGTCCTGGTATCGCCATGCCACGGACGGTAGACAGCCATCGACAGGTAGCGCAACTGAGTGTGACAGGTTGATCACAGCTAGTCGATCTAGCGATGTCAGCGACAACAAAGACGAAGACACAGCGCTACTGGCGATTGAGCCTGTCAAAACCTGTCAGCAGCCACAATGATGTTGTGGCTACCCGTACAGAGGACTGGCAGCGGCTGGGTCGCGTCGTACGTGACTGGCGCGAAGAGGTCGCCCTCACCCAGCAACAGATCCAGGCTGCCGGCGGCCCGTCAACCGCCAAGCTGCGTGAGATCGAACGCGGCGATGGCGCCGGCACCGAGGAGCGCACCAAACGACGCCTGGAGAAAGCCCTCGGGTGGGCACACGGAAGTATCGACACCGTGCTTGGCGGTGGAGATCCCGCACCCGCACCGCTTAGGCAAGCCGAAACCGGCGTGTCCGTCCCTCGCGCTCAAGGTTTCGACGTCGAAGTCGTCCTCGTCCGGATTCGTCGAGACCTGCACGCCGACAGTCGGGAAGAAATCAGGCAGGCTGCCGAGCGGCTCGCTCAAAGCGCGGTGGACAAGATGCAGTTGTCAGCCGAGTTGATCGAACACTGAACGCGTATGACTCGAGAAGCCTGAGATCGTTCACTGGGCGTTCGCCCCCGTAGCATCTCGGACCTGTGCATAACGGCATATATGCTGGTCACAGCGTTGTAGCATCTCGATTGGGCACGCTTCCCTCCGGAGGCGAAAGCGCAGGTTCGAATCCTGCCGGGGGCACAAAAAAGCTTCTAACCTGCGGGTTTACCACTTTATCCACAGGTTTTCGGCAGTCTCCCGCCAAGCATCTAGGTCCCTAGGCTGTCTCCTTTTCTCCCCTGAGGAACGCCTAGCGGCCCCGGCCGAGGAGACAACACGCCATGAGCGCCACCCCGTACATCCCACCGATCCGACCCACCCAGGAGCGCGCGCTGCGTCCCATCGACGGCACTGGCGCAGCTGCGGAACGCCGCCGGCAGCACAACTACTTCCTGATCCACCTGCGGGCGTCCACCACCCGCAAGGGCACCGACTTCAAAGAGAACGCGATCAACACCCACGACGACGCTCTCATCGCGCTCGACAAGTGGCTGACGTCGATGGACTTCCCCGGCGACTACCGGGACGTGGACACCGCGACGCTCGGCGCGTTCCTGAAGTGGTGGTCGACCAACTACACCCAGGGTGGGGCGAACACGAAGCAGCGGAAGCTGTCGAAGTTCTTCCGGTGGCTGTCGGAGGAGTACGGCACCCCGAACCCCTACACCGACAAGCTCGCGCGGTACGCACCGGCGAAGCCGGGAGCGAGCAAGAAGGTCCTCGATGATGAGGTGGTGCGGGGGATGTTGCGGGTGACCAGCGGCAAGGACTTCGAGTCGGTGCGTGACCACGCCATCATCCGGGTGCTCGTCGGATCGGGGATGCGCCGCGGGCAGTGCGCGTTCCTGCGCGTGGAGGACATCGACCTGCGTGGCCGCACCGCAACGGTGATCGGTCAGAAGGGATGGGACGACGGGCACCGCAAGCCGTTCGACAACAAGGCTGCTGAGGCGTTGGCGCGGTATCTGCGGATGCGGTCGGGGCACAAGCTGGCCGGCGGTGCGGAGTGGGGATGGTTGTGGCTGGGCACGCGGGGCCGGGGTCATCTGTCAGGTAACGCCATCCTGCAGATGCTCAAGCGCCGGGCGGAGCAGTCAGGGTTCGCCCGGTCGGCGGTGCACGCGCACATGTTCCGCCACACCTACGCCCATCACCACCTGGCGAGCGGCGGCTCCGAGACGGATCTGATGAATGTGATGTCGTGGAGTGACCCGGCGATGGTGCGGGTGTACGCGGCGGAGCTGGCGGAGCAGCGGGCGTTAGAAGACGCCCGGCGGCGGTCGGTTGGTGGGCGGTACTGAAGTCCCGCCTGGCGCCATCTAGCGCTACGTGTCGTTGGACCCTGTCATGCCTCGACGGTGCGGGCGCACTGTGGTCCGCATGGTGGAGCAGCAGGCGTGTCAGGGATGCGGGGATCCGGTGGAGCCGACGGGGGCGGCGGTGGTATTCGAGCGGCACCTGTCGTATGTGCGGCCGGGCGGGGCACCGGAGGCGCCGACGAGCGGGGGTGCGGTCATCATCGTGCAACTGTGCATGCCGTGCGCCTGGAAGAACATGGACCGGATTGAGCGGGCGATCGCCGATGCGTTGGCGGCGGGTGACGCCCCCGAGGCTGTGGTGGCGTCGCCGTGATGGTGGCAGCCGAGGACTCGCTGGATGGGCTTGTTCCGGCTGGGCTGACGTGGGCGATGCTGCACGCGGAGTTGCAGGCGTCGTATGAGCGTGGGTTCGCCGCTGGGGTGGCGCGTGAGCGGGCTGACCGTGAGGCTGGGGCGGAGGGTGATCCGCGTTCGTTGCGGTGTTTGTGTCACTGAGGCCCACCCGTTCGGCGGCTCCCCTTCCGGCGCAACCAAGCCGACGTTCGGGCTATGCGTGGATACCTCTTGCCTGTTGCCTTGTCTGCTGTTGTGCTGCTTGCTGGCTGCGGCGGTCCCACGGCACCGGCGCCCGCGGAGGGCGCGTCGTTCAATGACAGCGCCCTCGGCGGACTCATCGATGCTCCGACCGCAGCCGCTGCGCCGGCGACCGCCCGCAAGGCAACGTTCGGCGAGGCCGTCGACGCGTACGACAGCGAGGGCAAGCGCGTCGGCACGATGACCGTGGCCGGCCCAGGCAAGACGTACGCCAAGGAGCCGGGCGAGTTCGGATCCACTCCGAGCAACGGTCAGTTCATCATCTACCAAATCAGCGCCCAGGCTGACGCAGGGAACACCGGCGCTTGGACCTCGCACGTCTACGACTTCTACGTCCGCACGACAGAAGGCGACCGGTACGACGCTTCGGTGCTGACCGAGGCCAAGCCAACGTTCCAGGGCGGTTCGTTGAACGCCGGCGAGCGGCAGCGCGGGAACATCGGCTTCGATGTGCCGAAGGGGCAGTCGTACACGCTGGTATACGCCCCGGGCTTGATGGCTTCGGCGCAGGCGGAGTGGCCCACCACCTGAGGCGCCTAGCTACCGTTTGCCCCATGCCGTGGCGCAGGAGGGCTACCGTTTCCCCTCATGACGTGGCGTAGGGGTCGGAAGCTGGGCCGCACGATCTACGTGCAGGCCGGCGCATTGTCGAGCGACAACGACGTGTTGATCGGTGTGATGGACACGCCGGAGCTGGCGGCGCTGGTCGTCGACGCGGTGAACCATCTCGAGGCTGAAGCGCAGCGGTCGCCCTAGACGCCGGGTCTATGGTGATCGCCATGACTGATCAACCAGAGCAGCAGGTCGGATTCGTTCTCCAGGTCCCCGACGAGCTGACAGCAGGGGTGTACTCGAACGTCGTTGGCGTGTGGCACACGCCCTACGAGTTCACCCTCGACTTCGCGGTGATGCTGCCGACGCAGATGGCTGAAGATCCCGATGGCAACTCGGTACCTGTTGTGCCGGCGCGAGTGGTCTCTCGGGTGAAGCTCCCCCCGGCGCAGGTTTTCGAGCTGATGCAGGCGCTGAGTCTGAACGAGCGGACTTACGAACAGGGCATTGGGCCGATCTGGCGACCGGGCCGTCCGGAACAGGAACCACCTCTGTATCCGCCGGACATCCCGGCCGATGATGGGGAAAATGAGTAGGTGTTAGGCAGCGAGGAGGCACCCACCATGTCGAGCAAACCGGTAGGAACTGGCACCGCGGGAGACATTCCCGTCTCTCCTGACCGTCGTGTCGCATACGTCGCCTTGCCTCCGAAGGGCAAGGCTCACGCCACTTACGTGGTACCCGCTGTGACCCCGGCCCCTCGGAGCAAAGGCCGCTAGAACGCACGAAAGCGCCCCCGCACCGCCTACGTGGCGGTGCGGGGGCGCTATTCGTGGAGGGGCCACCCGAGGAGGGTGATGGTGGTCAGTGCCCACCGGGCGGCGGTCATCCCGTCGTGGGTGGGTTGGCGGAGTACGGATGCGGTGCCGCCGTCGCGGATGAGGATGAGCACTGCGACGCGGCGGGTTCCGCGGTGGTCGGTGAGGTGGACGGTCAGTTGCCGCAGGTGCAGCGGGCCCTACCCCTGCTCGGACATGCGGGGGTCGGATGCGCGGCCGGCGGGTGGGGTGTTGGGGAGGGCGACGACACCCATAGCGGTGAGGAAGGCGATGGCGCCGTTGACGAGGCCGAGGTAGTCGAGGTCGACCAGGCCGGATGAGGCGACGATGCCGAGGAACCCGGCGAACGCGGTCCAGAACTTGGTGTAGCGGGTGGTGAACAGGTCAGACATGGTGCTCCTTCGTTAGGTGACGTGCAGCCCGAGGAGGGCGCAGGTGCGGGGGCCGACCTTGCCGAGGTCTTGGGACCAGCCGAGGGTGCGTTGGTACCCGGTGACCATCCGCACCGTTTCGGGGCCGAAGTAGCCGGTGGCGCCTGAGGGGTTGAGCCGGGCCTGGCCGTTGCGGCGGAGGGCGAGTTGGAGGTCTCGGACGTCGTCGTTGCGGAGGCCGCGGCGGAGGTTCGTGAGCCGCACGGTGACCGGTTCGGGGATGGTGAGGCCGGTGACGCGGACACCGTTGACGTCTTCGGCCCACCCCTGGTACGTGAGGTTGCCCCAGCGGGCGACGATCCCGGCGATGGGGTAGCGGTCGATGCGGCCGGCGCGGCGGATGTCGGTGGACCAGCAGTACCCGCGGCCGTCGGATACGGCGATGTGGCCGTATCCGTGGCCGCCGCCGGTCCAGTACACGAATGATCCGCGGGGTGGGGTGCCGGTGAGGTGGCGGTGGTTCGCGTTCCGCCAGGCGGTGGAGGCGTCGGGGGTTCCGGCGGGTGCGCCCGCCGTGCTGCGGACAAACCTCAGGCAGTAGCCAACGCCCCACCAGGTGCTGTTCGCGGCGTGTTCGGCTGCGCGGTCGGCGACCCAGTCGGCGCTAGGCATCCCGCAACTCCTCATCCTCGAGGACAGTGGGGGCTGGCGGGGGCTCGCCGGTGCCGGGGAAGTCTTGCGCCTCGACGGCTGGGTAGTCGGCTGGTTCGACGGTGGTGAGGTTCTCGGCGCCGGTCTGGTCATCGCGGTCGGGCATGGCAGTCCCCTCTGGGGTTACGGTGGCCGGTGGTCTGGTTGGTCGCGTGCGGACGCGTCGTGAGCGCCAGATGCCGTATCCGTGAGGACGGTGGCGGCCCTCGGCCCCGCGCCGACGGGCGCGGATAAGCCGGGGGTTCGTCAGTAGATCGCGTTGAGTACGCCGGACACGTAGGCGGCGGCTGAGCTCGATGGCATGACCCCGGTGTTGGCGTACTTCCCGGCGGCGGATGGGTTGTTGTGGGCGAGGACGGCGGCGTCCCAGTAGAGGTCGTTGCTCTTGCCGGGGTAGCGGCTCGCGAACAGGTCGCGGTAGTACCGCATGCGTTTGGCGGACCAGTCGGCGGCGAACCGGAAGTCGTACGCCTGCGCCCACGTGATCGACGCCCACGCCTTGCTGTTGATCTGGAAGGCGGAGCGGTCGACACCCCGGTACTCGAACTCGGTGCCGTAGTAGATGTAGAACCCGACCGACCCCGGGTCGAGCGCGGATTCGTGGTTGCACTCCCCCCGCAGCAAGTGGCGGGGTACGCCGTGGCGGGCTTCGGCGGCGTCGATGATGGGGGTGAACAGGGCGCGGGCGTCCGGGCGTCCGAAGATGCCGTCGACGACGAGCTGCGCACCGGTCTCGGGGTCGGTGTTGGCGTACTGGAACGCCTTCACGGCGGTGTGCGTGCGCGGGCCGAAGATGCCCCGCTCCCCGTCGGCCAGCGCGGCGAGGTGTCCGGCGCGGATCAGTTCGGTTTGGATGGTGTGGCAGCCGGCGGCGACCGACCAGTGCGCCAACGACTGCTCGGCGACCGTCCCGATGCGTGGCTGGCCGTCGGGGTTAATGGTGTACCGGTTGAGGAACCCGATGCCCTCCCTGGTCCACGCGCCGCGGCCGTTGGCGGGAAGGTTGCGGGTGGGGTCGATGAACCGTTCGGGGTCCACGCTGGGGTAGATGGCCATCAGCCGCGTCCTTTCCCTGCCGGGTGGTTCAGTTGTGAGGAGTGCAGCCGCACCAGCTCGAGCAGGTCGGACAGGCTGATCGTGGACCGGTCTTCGTACCGTCGGCCGCCGACGACCATCCCGCAGGAGCACTTGACGATGAGCCCGAGGGAGTAGTGGACGGACAGTTCGTGGGCCACGTTGCGCCGCGGAGCGCGTCGCTCATCCACCGTCGGCCTCCCGTCCGCGGGTCTGTTCGAACTCTTCGCGGGTGGGGAAGTCGCGGGTGAAGTCGGTGCGGCGGGTGAACTCGGTACGCGGGTGCGGCGGCGCCGGCGGTTCGGGGATGTCCATCCCCGCGGCGCGCATCTGGTCTGCCACCACTTTCTGCTGGGCGGTGACGTCGGCGTGGTACTGCGCCCACGCCCGGTTCTCCTGGGACAGGATCCCGATCCGGTCGAGCGCTGCGTCGAGGTCGTTCTGGGTGCGGTTGTAGGACTTCCGCACCGACTCGAGCTCGGCTTCGACGTGCGCGAGGCGTTGCTGCACGGTGGCGTACAGGGCGCGCATCTCCGTCGCCGGGTAGGACGCGTTCGCGAGGCGTTGCGCTTCGGCGTCGGCCACGGCTTTCGGTTTGTCGTAGGTGACTTTGATGAGGGCGCCGAGGGCGGTGAGGAACGCGACGATGGCACCGACGACGGGGACCAGGTCGGTGTTCACCGCCGCGGCCTGCTCACCCACGCAACGAGGAAGTGGAGGACGGCGGCGTTCAGCGCCCACCCGAACCAGTGCAGGCTGACGTCGAGGTGGCGGGTGGTGGCGGCGACCCACAGGCAACCGGCGACGAGGACCGCGAGGACGGTCGCCGCACCGTGGGCGACGCGGATAACGGCCACGCTGGGCAGGATCTGGCCGACGAGGCCGAGGAGCCCGGCGGCGAGGAACACCACCCCCCAGGCAGGTAGCGGCGCGAGTTCGGCCATCACCCGGTTCGACGGTCCCTGCCGGCCGACGACGAGCAGGACACCGATGAGGATGGTGCTGGCGGCGAGGGCAGCAGCGAACAGGGTGTTCGCCCGTTCGTTGACGTCCCGGTGGCGGTACCGGCGCATCAGATGAGAACCGCGATCCACCCGACGGTGGTGACGGTGGTGTTCGTCCGTTTGAACACGATGGTGAATCCCGTCGGGGACGTGTTGGTGATGGTGCATTGCAGGACGGCACCGTCGGTGGAGGAGTGGGGGGTGACAGTGACAACCGGGGTGGCCGCGAACGCCGTGGGGAATGTCACCGCGTGTGTCACCAGAGTGTTCGCCACGGGTGTGACTGAAGCGAAAGCTGCTTGTACGTTGCGGGGCAGGATGTTTTCCAGTACCGCGGCGAGGGCTTGGATGTGCTGAGGCACGTTGGGTGCGTCGGTGAGCGACGGGTATGGCAGCTTCACCCTCGATGTGTTCGGCAACGCAGGCTCCTTTTAGTTGGGGGTGCCGACGATCCGGCCGAGGATCAGCAGCAGCGGCCCGGTTTTCAGGACGGCGACGACGTGGTTGACGACCGGGGTGTAGCTGGACAGGTAGGGAACTTCGACATTCGTCCCGTCCCAATCGATGACCACCAGGGAGCCGTTGGACGCACCGCCGGCCGCGACCGAAACGACCGTCGCTTGAATCAGCTGGGTGGCTAGGGGGCTGCGGCTCAAGTGCTGGTCGAACCGTTCGGTGACCGCTTCCAGGAACCTGATCTGAGCGAGCCCGGCGGTTGGGGTAGCGGGGGGCATCGGCTACTCCTCCTGAGGTACGTCACCTTCGGGTCGGCTGGAACGGGTGACGAGTTGCTGGGTGCCGTCGGCGGTGAGCGGCACGGTGACCGAGTCGATGAGGTGGCGTTCCACGCGGCGGGCGTCACCGGCGCGGGCGGGTAGCACCACCTGGATGACGTCGCCGGGTTCCAGCGCCGGGTTCACCACCGACGTCAGTTCCATGTCGGCGGCAAGGCCCTTGAGGCGGCGGAGCATCGCGTAGGCCGGTCGGTTACCGAAGGCCCGGCTCAGAATGAGCGACCGGGTCATGAAGAACGGGACGCGGCCGAACGGCCCGCCGGCGTAGGTGGGAGACGTGGGGTCGTCGTCGGCGATGATGAGCGGGGCGACCTTTGCGCTGCTGTTCATGCGAGTGAAGTTCACGACGATCACGTTGTAGGTGCGTTGGCGGGACCGGTCACGGTTGGCGTCGAGGAGCACACCGGACGCGGAGGCGTCGACGGTCCACACCGGGGTGCCACTCAGGTACGGCACGTCGCGGGCGACGACCCGCCCGGCGGTGTCGGTGTGGATCCACACCCCGTAGGACCAAGACAGTTCGCGGATCGCTTCTTCCCGGTCGCGTTCCCACACCGCTTTGCTGATGGCGGTGGTGTCGGTGACAACATCTCCGACACCCAGCCCGATCGCCTCGCGGGCCAGTTCCACCGCTTCGGCGATGCCGTTGGTGCCGGTGGTGCGGGGCTTCTCGAACCGGGCGCGTTGCACCCGCACCCACACGTCCGGCGCGGTGATGGACAGGGTGCCGTCGGGTGCGTAGGACATCGACTGCTCGTCGACGTCGAACACCCCGAGCGGCACCCGCTCGACGGTGCCGTCGACGTAACGCACCCCACGCCACACCTTCAGGGTGGTGCCGACCGGCGCGAGGGCGTCCCACAACCCTTTCTCCGGGGCGAGCTCGAGGCTGAGGGTGCGCCTCGGGGGGCTGGTCGCGCCGGCGGCGTTCGACACCTGCCCACCGAGGACGGCGAGGGTGCCCCCGACCCGGGTGTCGCCCCGCCACGCCTCCACGCGGATGTCGACCTGGTGGGAGCTGCGGATCGCGGCGAGGAAGTCCGCCGACACTGCCTGCACCGGGGTTACCCGCCGCCCGTCGCGGTCCACACCGCCGCGAGGGTTTCGCGGAGGGCTTGGTCGGTGATGCTGTCGGCGCCGCCCTGGGCGTACGCGTCGGGGAGGGTGCTGGGGTGCCAGCACGCCAACGCCCACTGCGCGCGGGTGGTGTGCCCGGGCACGTCGGAGGTGACGTCGAGGGCGTAGCTGCGGCGGCGGGCTTGGGCGGCTCGCTCCAGCGGTGGGGTGGTGTCGGGGTCGAGGGTCGATTCGGATATCACCTGTATCGCCAGGCCGATCATCGCGGCGGCGACGCGGGGGCGCAACGCGGCGTCGACGCCCATCGCGGCGCGGGTCGCCAGATCAGCCATGCGCGGGGCTCCTACTCTTCGGTGAGGGCGGCGTTCTGCACGAGGTGGGTGTAGGTGGCGTGCGCGGTGAGGAGCGACCGGTAGGCCCCGTACGCGCCGAGCACACCGGTGTAGGTCCACTCCGAGATTTGAGCGCCGACGGGGCGGGTCACCACCCGGTAGGGCAGAGTGAACGTACGGACGGGGCTCAAGCCGCGGTTGAAGTACGCCTCGGTGACGTCACCGACTGCCATCCACTCGTACGTCACGCCCCACCCGAGGGAGGGTGGCACGTTCAGCAGCAGCGGAACCCCCCGGCCGAGGGCGTTGTTCAGGGCGTTGCGCTGGTCGAGGGTTTCGGTGGCGATGGTGATCCCCGTTTCGGGGGCTGACCGGACGTCGGACACCACAATGGGGAACGTGCGCCCGAGGGGCTGCAACGTGGCGGACCGGGCGGAGCGGGTGCGCGACTCGAGTGATTCAACGTTCCACGGAGACACCGGCACCGACATGGTCGGCACCCCCGGGTAGACCAGCCACACGTCGGTGACGTCGAGGGTGACTGGGTCGCTAGTCGGGACGCGACGCACGGTGATGAGGTCAACGTGGTGCTGTTCCCCGCCGGCGGTCGTCCCGTGGATCGTGACGACAATCGCACCCGTCGCCGCGCCGACGGGTGCGACACCGTCGACGCTGACCTGCTGCCACGTGGCCGGGGGCAATGACTGGCGGGTGGTCGCACCCGTCCCGACCACCGTGCCGCTCGCGTTGAACCACGTCAACGTCACGCTGACATCGCGAGGGGTCCCCGCGTTCACACGGGCGTACGCGGCGCCGGTGTAATTCTCCCCCACTATGACGGGGTAGCCGCCGGTCCCGCGGGTGGTGGAGGCGGCCATGTCCCCGGCGGCGACGGAGTCCATCCGCAGCGACGAAGAGCCGACGTACCCCAGGAAGTGGCTGCGGGCGATAGTGCAGTTGCTGTGTGCAACCCACCCGGTGGTGCCGATCTCCACGCTTTCTTGGTTCTCGGTGAGCAGGTTCACGTCGAGCGCGGGGGATGTGACGGCGGTGTAGGTAACTGGCACCCCCAACGGCGCCTCGTAGTCGAACCCGGTCCACCCGCCGGCGACGAGTTGCGCCGGTTCGGCTGCGCGGACGGGGCGGGTCTTCCCGTCGGCGTCGGTCCGGGTGAGGTTCGTTTCGGTGCCCGGAAGGTTGGACACTTCCACTTGAATTCTGGGGGGTGTGTTGTCCGGTTGTGGTGTGGCGACGATAGGCACCGGGTCACACCTGCCCGTAGGCGAGGCTGTTCGTCATCGCCTGGTCGCGGCCATCGACGACAACCCGCACGATGTCGGTGATCTCACGCGTGCCCAGGTAAACCTGTAGGTGGGTGCCGTTGGCGCCACCGCGGACGTCGGCCCACTGTTGGCGGGTGAGGACCGGCTCGGGGCCGCCGGTGCCGTTGTAGGTGAGGTTCATCCCCGGGGGGAGCCACCCGCCGGAGTCGAACGACAACAGATGACGCGGGTTGATCCGCTGCCCGTTCTCGCGGAACTCTGCGTGGAGGTGACTACCGGTGCTGTTACCGGTCGAACCGACCCGGCCGATGAGGTCGCCGGCGCTGACCATCCCCGTCTTGCCGAACGCGGACAGGTGCGCCCCGATGAACCGCATCCCACCGGCGACGAGGTTGACGTACTTGCCGTAGCTGCTGTTCCCCAGGTCACGCACCGACACGAATCCCGGGTAGGGGGCATAGACGGGCGTCCCTTGCTGCGCGGGGAAGTCCCACCCACCGTGATAGCCACCGGAAGGGTAGTTGGGGTAGCCGGCACCGACCGAGTACGACCCGCGTGGAAGGGGGAACACCCACCCGTTCCGGCCCACGGCCGGGGCCGAACCGAACCCGGCGGGCACTTCGGAGTCTTTCGCGCCGAGGAACCCGAGCATGCGGTCGATGATGTTGCTGGGGATGTTGCGGGCCATGTCGCCGTACGGTGTGCCCCCGCCGGGGATGGCGTTGATGAGCCCGCGCACGGGTTGCAGGAGGTGTTCCGCGGCGGCGCGCAACCCGCCTAGGGTGACCTCCCCGAGTTCCTCTGCGCGGTCGCGGACCCACCCGGCGCCGCGTCCAACGACGCTGGCGGCGCTGCGTGCCCAGTCACCGGGGCCGCCCATCGCCCCGAACGCGGCGGCGGTCTGCTCGGCCGTGTACACACGGCCCGGATTGGTGAAGTTCACCAGCTCCGGTCCTTGTTCGCCGACCATCGCCCACCCGCGGGGGGCGCGGCCACCTTTCGCGAACCCTTGGATGGGGTTGAGCTTGTCCCCGCCGAACTTGTCGATGACGGAGTTCCAGACCGGAAGGATCCCCCGGTTGAACACCGTGTCGACAACGAACCGGATCGGCGCGGCGGCTTTCTCCCGCACCTGATCCCATGCCCGGCCGATCGCGTCCTTCGCGAGGGAGAACGCCGTCGACACCACCGTCAGGGCGGTCCGCAGTCTGTCGAATGTGGGGCGGATCGTATTTGCCCACACGAACGAGATAACCCGGCCGATCGCTTGGAACGCTGGCTGCACCGAGGTGCGCCACAGCCACGACACGACGCCACCGACGGTGCGCAGCAGCGCCATGAACATCCCGAGGATGGGGCGGGCGAAGCTGTTGAACCAGACGCTAATGACGGTGCGGATTCCCGCGAATGCTGGGGCGGCGACGTTGCGCCACAGCCAGGAAACCACGGATCCGGCGGAGCGCAGCAGGCCCATGAACTGGCCGAAAACCGGCTTAATGACGTTCTCCCACGCCGCGGACACCGCCGCTTTGATGCCCGCCCAAGCGGCGTTGACGATGTTGCGGAACGTCTCCGATCTCTTGTACGCCACGACTAGGGCAACGCCGAGACCGACAAGGGCGGCGACCACCAGCCCGATGGGGTTGAGCGCTAGTACGGCGTTCCACGCTGCGGTGGCGCCAGTGGCGATGGTGGTGGCGATTGTCGCGCGGGCCTGCCACATCGCGTACAGCGCCAAAGCGGCAGTTTGCGCTCTCACGGTGATGGTGTAGGCCGCCCACATCGCTGCAGCTGTAGCGATGACACCACCAGTCGCGATGAGGGTCTCGCGGTTACGGCTGACCCAGTCGCCGAGACTGCGGAAACCTGGAATGACGCTGCCGGTGATGAAATTCGCAGCGCTCGTCAGCGCAGGTAGGAAGGCACTGCCCAGCGCTGTCTTCGCTTCGGTGAACTTGGCAGCGAGGATCCGTTGCTGATTCGCCAACCCCCCAGAGGTGCGAGCGAAGTCACCCTGCGCCGTCTTCGTCTGCTCGAGGATGAGCGCCTGCGCGGACAGTACTTTCTGTTGCGGGGTGAGGGCATCCTTCGTAGTGGAGATCAGCCCCATCTTTAGTGCCTGCTGCCGCATCGACGCGTCGTCGAGGAGGACGCCGAACTGGCGCATCGGTTCCGCTTCGCCGCGCAACGCGGACCCGATGGCGTTGATCGCTGCCTCGGGCGTGGTGTTGTTGAACGACGCCAAGTCAGTCGCCAGCGTGGTGAGCGAGCCGGTGAAGTTGGTGAGGTCCGCCCCGGCGAGGCCGGCGGACTTCCCGAAGATGCCGAACGTGGCGTTGGCGTCCAACGCCTGCTGTTTGGTCTGCCCGAGTGAAGTAGACGCGCTCGCGGCGAACGCCTGCACCGCACCGGCGGAGTCACCGAAGATCTGTTGAATCTTCGACGTGGTCTCGGCCAGGTCCGACGCGCCGGTAACGGCATCCTTGAAGAACCCGGCGACCCCCACGGCGGCGAAAGCCGCACCCGCCCCCGCTGCGAGGGTCTTGAAGGACCCGCCGGCGGCGCCGGAGAACTTCGCCCCGAACTGCCTCCCGGCCTTGTCCCCGCCCTGGGCGATCTGCCGGGTCATCTTCGCGTTGGCGGCTTTGAGGTTCCCACCGGCGGCGCGGTCGAAGGACTGCCCGAACGACTTCCCGGATTGCACACCGGCGGCGGTCGACCCGCTTTGCACACCGCTGCGCATCGCCGCGCCGAATTTCGACATGTCCGGGAGGACGTCAACCCACACTGCACCGGCAACAGCCACAGGCGTCAGCCCTCCCTCCGTTGTCGGTACTGCTCGATGTAGGTGAGCGCGGACACGCTGGACAGTTCCCGCCGATCCGCCTTCTCGCGGATCTTGTCCGGGCGGGGGAAGGGGTCGGGTTGTTTGACCTTGCCGTCTTTGCTGTTCGCTGCGACGGTCACCGCAACCAGCGCGCCGACCCGGTCGAATAGATCGGCGAGCTGAAAGTTGATGTCGGTCCAGGTATGCCCGCGGTGTTCCCGCGCCGCCGCGGAGTCCAGGGGCAGGTGCTGCACCAGCACCCGCAGCTGCCGCAGCGACGTCGCCCCCCGCCAGTAGTCGGCGACGTAGTCCCGCCCGTAATGGGCGATCAGATCAGCCTCAACGGCTTCGGGGTGTTCCCCTAAGACGTCGAGGACTGTGTAGGGGTGCCGTCGGGTGCGGTGTCGGCTTCTGCAGCCGTCACCTCATCAATGATGGCCTTGAGGAACGAGGCCTGCCCGCCGTCGGCGTGGAACTGTTCGTAGTGGTCACCCAGAACGGCGACGCCGAGTTCTCGTGGCGTGCGCGCCTTGGCGAGCCCGTCTTGATACTCATCGGTGGCGAAACTCGGGTGGGGGAAGGTGTACACCTTGCCGCCGTATTCGAACTCGATGTCGCGCCCGCCGGTGACTTCTTCCCGCTTCTGCAGGATCTGCTCCAGCTTGAGTCGCTTCTTGTTGGGTTTCGACATGCCTGGGTGCTCCGTTCGCGGGGTGAGTGGGGTGAAGTCCGGGTCGGCGCGGCGCTCACCCCTGGCACCGCGCCAACCCGGTCAGGTGGGTTACGCGGGCAGCGCCCAGCCCTCGGAGAACAGGCGGCGGATCGACACACCGTCGGTGCCCGGGTACGCGGTGACGGTCAGCTCGTAGCCGACCATCTCGCCGCTGCTGTAGGTGATGTCACCGCGGCCGGTGACCTCCGCGCGGGGCAGGATGAACCGGCGCTGGTTCGCCCCGTCGAAGATGTCGAAGATGAACGCACGGGGGTCTGGCGCGTGGCGGGCCGCCTCTTCCAGGGTGACCACCCCAGCATTGGCGGTCATGCTCGCGGTGGGGGTCTGGTAGTAAAGGCTGATCACCGCGGCGGAGGACTCCCAGCAGGTGAAGCTGAAGGTCTTCGTCGCACTGGTGATCTCGGTGCGGATCGGCTGGGTCGACTGCCACGGGGTGAACTCCGCGCGGTCCTCATCCCGGGCCTCGGTCAGGCCGTCCTCAGAGATGGCTCCGAGGTCAGTCCAGCCGGTGCCGGGGACGGCGAGTCCGGTGGGCAGCGTGGCGCCCAAGTTGGCAACGAAGGCCGCGCCGGTGACTCCGACGCGGGCAAGAGCGGCGTTGATAGCCACGGTGGCGCTCCCTTACTGATGAGTGGGATATCTGACGTGGGGTGACTTAGGCGGGGCGCAGTACGACCCGCAGGGTGAGCCCGAACCGGCGAACGTTCGGGTTCGTTTCGGGCCGCCACGACGGCCCCGTTTCTTCGAAGACGCGCACCACGACCGCCCCACCGGTTTCGGTGTTCGTCAGCAACGCGACGAGAGTGCGGAGTTGCCCGGCGAGGCCGGCGGCGGCGGTGCGGGTCGCGGCGTAGCAGTCGATGTCGACGCGGGCGGTGTCGAGGCGGTAGGAGAAGTCCCGGCCGCCGCCGACACGGGTGACCTGCACCACCGGCAGCTGCTGCTCCAGGTCGGCGGGGAGGTCGGTGAGGACGCGGACCCCCGGCAGCTGGGGGCGCAGCCAGTCGAGCAGGACAAGCTCGACGTTGGGCCACACCACCGCCGGGGGTGCGGTCACTTCTCGGCCTTCTTCTCCTGCGCTTCGGTGGCGTACCGGACGCGGCCCTCGGTGACTGCCTGCCGGGCGGCGAGGGCGTCCATCTCGACGGTCTTGCCTTCGCCTTCGCCGCCGGGGGCGAACACCACAACGACCTTCACCTTGTCTGACACGGTGGTTCCTTTCACTTGATGTCGGCGGCGCGGCCGAGGATTCGGCGGCGCTTGATTCCGTACGTCCCGAACTCCTGGTCGGCGTCGTAGGAGATGACCCGGGCGTACGGGCGGCCCTTCGGGCGGATCCCCTCTTCGACCTTGGCGTTCATCTCGTACGCAGGTGGCTGCGTGGCGAGCTGATCGGCGCGGGCGGCGATCGCGCGTGCCCGGTCCGCCAGGGCCTTTCGCACCTTCGACGTGCCGGCGACGGTGCGGAGCAGCCCGCGGTGGATCTGCACCTTGGGCATCAGCCGGTGACCCGCCGCAACGCGACTTGCTGGTGGTCGAAGAGGCCGATGGGGGAACGCCACACCCCGGGGTCACCAACGACTTCGTAACGCCGCCCGTCGTGTTCAACGACGTCTGACGCCCCGATGGGGGTGTGCGCCGGGGCGTACAACACGACACCGCTGATGACCTGCGCCCTGCCCGCACCATCCTCGACGGACGCCCGTGGCTGCACCGAACACCCATCGATCGAGAGGCGCACGGTGGCGTGGATGTCGTTGCCGAAGCCGTCCTGGTCGACCACCTCGCGGCGGACCAGCGTGACGGTCTGACGCCCGAGCGGGATCATGTGTACGGCACCCAGAGGTCAGGCTGCGCCCAGTAGCCCGCCCGCAGCGAATCGATGGGGGTGGTGTCAATGGTGAACGCCCGCGCCCGCGACGGCCCACTCGTTTCACCAAGCATCGCCCGGTCGTCCTCGGTCAGTTGCAACCCGCCCGGCCGGTCACCGGCGTAGGTGACACCCGCCGCGCCGATATTCGTCACACGCACGTTGTCCGGGTTGCGTAACGCGCGAATGACCACCCGCGATACGACAAGCTGCACCCGGTCCAGCGGCAACACCTCATCGGCGATGCGGACGTCGATGTCGGGGTACTCAAACCGGATCAGCGTTTCGGCGTCGGCGATCCACTGGTCCACCGTCGCCTCGCCGGGGGCGCCCTCACCGACCCACCGGGCAAGGACCTCATGCGCGCTGACCCAAGCCATGCCGCCCCCTTTCGGTGGGGGGGCGCGGCGGTGTGACCCCGCCGCGCCCCGCTCCGCTACTCCGACGACTTGCTCTTCTTCGTTTCCTTCGGCTGCTCCGCCTCAGCGGCGCCCGCCTTCTTGGTGACCTCCTGCGACCAGCCGAGGGCGGTGTAAGTCCCGACAGACTCGTCGGCGACCTCCACCACACCCCCACCCGGGACGCGTAGCCGCGCCACCACCGGCTAGGCCTGAGCGGCGGCGGTCAGGCGGACGAACGAAGCGGCGTCCCGCACGCGGAATCCAACCTCGATCTCCGCGCGGACCGCGAACATGTTCCGCTGCCACAGGTGCAGCGGCGTGCCCGCGTCGTCCAACGTGGCCTGGTCGGAGATGCTGACCTGCACACCCTCGACCGTGCCGTACGACGCCTGCGACCAGTCACCGGCGAACCCGAGGACGTCGGTAGCGGCGTCCAGGTACACCGCCTTCGTCATCTGCACCGGAGCGCCCAGCAGCTGGGGCACCGCACCATCGGCGGTCATGCTGTTCACGAACAGCGGCCGGCCGGTGGTGTCGGTCTCCCCTAGCAGGATTGAACGGGCCTGGGGCGCGAGGGCCCACCCGGTCAGCATGCCGCCGGCGGCGGACACCGCAGCGTCGGCGGCGATGAGCCCCGCCCACGTGTTGCCGGTGATACCGACCGCCGGTGCGGCTGTGAGGACGTCGAAGTCCGACCCGGGTGCCGTGCCGTGGAACACCGTGGCGTCGAACCGGCGGGCCAGGGCGTTCGGGAGGCGACGGACCAGCTCCGCGTACAGCGCGGGCAGGTCCCGGCGGAACTCGTTGCTGAACGGCTCGATGACAGCGAGCTTGTAGGGCCGCATCGTCTTCGACCCGAGGGTGTGCCGTGACACCGGCTTCGCGGCGGTCTCCGCGACCCACTCGGCGGTCGGCTCGCCGGTGATGGTCTGAACCGTCACACCCGAGCCGGGCAACTGCACCTGACGGGCGAGCTGCATGACCGCGCTGGTCTCCTGGGTTGTTGCCCAGATTTCGCCGGAGACAGCCGCAGGGAGGAGTACGCCTGCGGTGGTCCGGTTGATGTCAATGCCTGCCATCGCAGGTGACTCCTTTCAGGAGGGTCTAAAGGATCCCCGTCAGTGCCGCGGCGAACTGGTCCGCCGTCGACGTGCCCGGCGGGGTGCGCCGCCCCTGCGAGGGGTCGGGCTGTGGTTTGCGTGGTGCACCGGATTCGGCGAGGCGGGCAGCGAGACGCTTCGCCCGGTCCTCGATCTCATCCGCCGACCCCGACCCGAGGAGGTCGAGGTCGTTCATGTCGAGCCCATGTCTTAAGGCCGCCTCGACCCGCGCCAACTTCGACACCGCGTCATCACGCTCGCGCGCCGTTTCGGCGAGATCCGCTGAGATACGTTCGGTTTCGGTCATGTTGGCGTGCTTGAGACGGTCAAGTTCGACCTTGGCGGTCTTGTTCTCCTTGGCCCGCGCCTCCCACTTACGCGCTTCGGCCTGCCAGTCGGTGCCGCTTTCCGCTTCTACCGGCTCAGGCGCTGCATCGTTTGTGTCGGGGGTGGTGGCTTCGGATGACGTGGACTCGGTCACAGTGGGTCTCCCGTGCGGGACTGCGCAGCCGTGCGGCTACGGGTTGAACACCCCACCGGATGGTGGGGAAATCTTCAGCGGGCGCCGGTCTTCGCGCGCATCTCGGCCAAGATGGCCTTCGTCCCGCCACCGGCCTCAGCACGAGCGGCGGCGTAGTCGTCGGACCACTGCTGCACGTACGGCGCCTGCTCAAGGGGGGCGTCGTCCCACACCGGCACCGCCATGCAATGGCAATGATCGTGGTAGTCCTTCGTCGCAGTGGTTTCCGACCAGTACACGGCCCCGCGGGTGGCGAGCAACCGGCAGAACGCACACGCATTCGCTGACGCATGCCGCGCGAACCGAGCACCGGCGGGGTCGCGGCGGACATTGACCGTGACGGTGTCGCGGCTCCCGTTCGCCACTGTCCGCTGCAACCCGCCGGCGAGTTTCGACAACGCCACATCGGGGTCAGGAGACGCCCCGAACAGCGACCCAGCGGCCCACCTGGCGAGGACCTCACCACGCTCGGGCCCTGGCGCTGACGCCGGCACAGCCCGGTAACGCCCCGGCGCCCCAGCCTCCTCGCGGAGGTCGTCATACCAGTCCGCGGCGACACCAGCCGCCGCCCCGGCGTACGCCGCCGTCAACTCCGGCATCACCCGGCTCAACGCCGCCGCTGCCGCCTTCGGCTGCGCCACGTCCAACGCCCGCCAGAACGCGAGCAAGTCCCGCATCGCCAACGCGACGAGGTCATTGATGGCACGGCGCTGGGCGTCAGCCTGCGCTTGCGTCGCCACGGCGATCCGCCAACTCAGCCACCAGCGGATCCGTCCGCGCCGCCTGCGCCGCCGCCGCCAGCACCGACACCGACGCCGTCGCCGTAGCCCGCCGCTTATCCGCGATCAGCCGCTGCTTGTCGGTGTCCGACAGGCCGATCCGCTCATACGTCACCTCAGAATCCGGGGGGAACACCCCAGACCCGATCAGCTTGACCGCCTCATCCGCGGCCGCCGCCCTGGTGGGGGTCGACGGGTCACGCCACAACGGCCGCACCGAACCGAACCCCTCGGGCACCTCACCATCGCGGACCAGCAGCGCCAACCGCGCCGCCTCCGTCCACGCCATCCCGAACATCCGCTGCCGGCGCTCCGCACGCTTCACCAGCCGCGCCTCCGCCTGCCGGATCGCATCCGCACTCGACGGGTTCTCCGTGTGGAACCCCAGATACGACGCGGGGATCGCAGCCTCCGCCGCGAGTAATTGCGCCAACCCCCGCACCTGATCCAGGTACGGCGCCGGCGACGACGACGCGAACGTCCCCATCTCCGGCACGTTCCCATCCTCATCACGGCCGATCGCCAGGAACCGGCCCATCACCGTCTCCCACGACGACAACGCGTTCCCATCCCGGTCGGTGAACGAATCCGGGTCAGCACCCAGCGCGTACCGCTGCGGGCTGCTGTAAAACTCGCGGTTCACTTCCATGCCCAGCAACGTCCGCACCGCCTGCTGGGTGTACGACCGGACAGCCCTCGTGATCTCCGAGCGGCCGTCCATCCGCGCCGTACGCGGACGGTTCACCAACCGCGCCACCGGCACCCGGCCCAGCCGGTGCCGATCCCGATCCACCACCACCCACACACCACGATCACGCTCGACGCGCACCGTCTCATCCGCCCGGTACACCGTCGCCTGGACCGTGTTCCCGTCCTTGTCCGCGACCCGAGACACCGCCGACACAATCCGCCGCGACCGCGGATCGAACTCCGCCGTCATCGACAACGGCGACTCCACCGTCACCAGCGGATCCGGCTCCCCCGCCGCACCCGAACCCACCACCACAAACGCAACGCCGTAAATCAACGCGTCCAGATGCGCCAACGACGACAACACGTCCAAGTCGTTCTCGCGGAACACCTCCGACAAGCCGAGGTCCGCCCCCGGGGACAGCCAGTCCTCCAGGTCCAACCGCTCCTCAAGAACGTCAACCGTCGTCCCCGGCCACCCCACCACCGTTTCCAGGTCCCGCAGATGCGGCGGGATGGAGATACCAAGATCCGGGATTTGCCGGGTTCCCTCGTACCACTGCTCCTTGTCCGCGTTCGTCGACGCGAACGACCGCAACCGGTCCAGCATCGCCTCGAGCGGGCGGCGGTCCTCAAGTTCAAGCACATCCGGCGGGATGAGCGGAACCGCCGCCGGCACGAACGGTGCAACGGTCACAACATCACCACCCTTGTTCGCTTACCGGACCGGACCGGCCGCTTAACGGTCGAAGATTGAGCACCCCACAGGGCCAACGTGCACGCCACCAGCGCCGTGATGTCCGACGCCGAGTTCTTCCGGTTCCACGCCCACGCATCACCCAACGGACGCTTACGAGCAGCCCCCAACGCCGTGTTCACCTGCGGCTGGTCCGTGTGCTTCAGCCACCCGTCCATCACACCGTCGAAGAACATCCCGCACGCCCGCGCCATGTCCCGGCTGTCAGTCGTGGTCACCTTCACTTTGCGGGCACGCAGCTCGTCGATGATGCTCGACGCCGGGGAAGCCGCATCAATCACAACCGCGCGGATGTCGTTACGGGCGCACCGATCCACGATCCACCCGGCGAGCCAGCCGACGCCGTTGCGCTGCTCATCCAGCTCCACGTGCCAACCGCCGTCCGCGCGCAACCCCGCGAACCCCACCGACGCCACCGAACGGTCCGGGTTCACATCCACCGCCAACGCGAACTGCTCCGCCGGCCGCGACATCACATCCGCACACGCCGCCCACGACCCGACGTCAATCACACGGTTCGACGACGCCTCGTCCCACATCCCAAGACGCTCACGGCCGAACGTGGCGTCATCCATCGACGCGCGCTCCGCCACGATGCGCTCCGGGTCGATCCTGTTCCCGAGCGCAGGGTTCGCCTGCGCCCATGAGTCTCGATCGTCCAAGTCGGCGTCGCCCGGGCACGACCATTCAAACCACGCCAGGTGACGTTCCTTCGCCTCGTGCCCAGCGAGGCGGACGCGGGTGAACACCTCCCCCGACATGCCCGGCGCCGGCGGAGTACCCAGCAGCCAGATCTGCGGGTTGGCACGCGCCGAGATCGTCGGGAGCATCGCCGCCCACGTGTCGTCGGACAGTTCCTGCGCCTCGTCGAGGATCAGACAGTCAGCCGAGAAGCCACGCCCCGACGACTTGCTCCGCGCCATGAACCGCAGCCGCTGCCCCGACGTGAACTCGATGCCTTGCTCCGTGTGCGACTCGCGCACCCGGCGGACCCGCTTCCGCAGGTCATCGTAGTTGTCGAAGTAGGAACGGATCCGCCGGAACCCATCGAGCGCCGTCTGCACCTGATGTGCGGAGTGGATTATGAGTTCCTCCCCGAACAGCAACAGCCCGGCCAGCTCCCGCGCCTCGATCAGCGCACCCTTGCCGTTCTGCCTGGGCACCGCGACACCGACCTGGGTCGCCGCCCACCGGCCGTCTGAGCGCTCCCCTAGCGACCCCTCCAACACGCCTTCCTGCCAGTCGTCCAAGACCAGCCCGTACGAGGAGCAGAGGTCCGCCACGTCCTCCCACGAGTTACCCCGAACGCTGGGCGCGTGCCTTACCCGGGGAGCCTGCCCGCCTCTTCGCACGACGAGCTGCGATCTCATCGGCGGCGCTCACTTCTCGCTTGTCGGGCAGTGCATCGATCTGCGCCAACACATCCGCGAGGCGGGCTGCGATCGGTGCCCGTTCCCGCAAGGGGGTGTCGTGTGTGAGGGACGCCGCGAGGTAGTCACGCAGCGCCCGCAACGTGTCGCCCCTGTCCCCCGACGTTGCGACGGCCGCAAGGTCCGTCGGCGGGTCGGCTGCCGCCTCCGCTCTTGGTTTCCTGGGCACGTCGCCCTCCCGATCTTGGGTGAGAGACATCGGGGAGAAAAAGGCTCT